CAACACATCATCCCGGTCGTGCAATCGATTCTCGGGCTGGCTGTTCCGGCTGCCAACAACACCACACAAGGAGACGACGATGTCGAAGAAGAAGAATCCTAACCTGATCGCCATCGCGGTGCCCATCACGATTGAGGCGAAGGAAGGCGAAGGCAAAACCAGCACCCCATCGTTCGATGTCGTTGCGTACACCGGCGGTGCCATGACGCTGGCCGGTTGGGATCTTCCTGTTGCCGTTGACCTCGATGGAATCAGTTTTGCCAATTCGCTGGTTGCCAACCTCGACCACGACCAGAGCAAACGCGTCGGCCAAGTTACGGCGACAAAGAACGAAGATGGCCAACTAGTGCTGACCGGCAAAGTCGTGGCGGCAACAGACGCAGCCCGCGAGGTGGTCGAGAGCGCCGCAAAAGGCTGGGTGTGGCAGGCCAGTATCGAGGCCAGCCCGGACGTGTTGCACGAGGTGGCAGCCGGCAAAACAGTGCAAGTCAACGGGCAGGAATTCACCGGCCCGCTCTATGTCGCCGCGAAATCAACACTCCGCGGCTTTGCGTTCGTCTCGCATGGCGCGGACGACAACACGAGTGTTTCTATCGCGGCCAAAGCCGCAGAATTACAGGAGCCCAAAATGGACCCGAAAATTAAAGCATGGGCGGAAGGCATGGGCCTCGACGTTGACAGCGCGACGCCCGAGCAGATCGCAAAAATCGAGGCCAATTATGCGGGGCTGAACCCGCCGGAGAAGCCGACCACGCCTACCTTGACGGAAGGAATCGAGGCCCGCAAGGCCGAAAAGGCACGCGTTGAGGCCATCACGGAATACGCGCTCAATGCTTGCGAGAAGCAGCCGTTCCAAATGGATGCGATCAAGGACTTGGCGCAGACGGCTATTGACAAGAAGTGGGCCGTCGACAAGTTCCGACTGGAATTGCTCGAAGCTGGCACGCCGGTGGCCCATGGTGTTTTCAGCGGCACACGTGAAAAGCGGCTCAGCAATCGCGTTCTCGAAGCGGCCGTGTGCATGACCGGCATGCTCAAAGGCCACGAGAAGCTGTACCGCGACGAGGAGTTGCAAGCGGCTCATGACCGATTCCCGCACGGCATCGGACTCAACCAGTTGATCCTGATGGGTGCCGAAGCGAACGGTTACCGGTCGAATCACTCCAGCCAAGTTACGCTCGAAGCCCAGCGTGCGGCGTTCGGGATGACCGGACGGCAAAGCATTCACGCGAGTGCGTTTTCGACGGTCAGCATTCCCTACGTGCTGGCAGCGACAGCCAACAAGTTCCTCCGCGAAGGCTGGGATGCAGTCGACATGACGCCGATGGCGATTTCCGCTGTGCGTCCTGTCCGTGACTTCAAGCAGATCACTACGGTCTCGCTGACTGGCCACTTGATGTTTGAGGAACTCGGAGCCAGCGGCGAGATCAAGCACGGCTCGATCTCGGACATGACTTACACCAACCAGGCGGACACCTACGCCCGGATGCTGGCGATCACCAGAAAAGACATCATCAACGATGACCTCGGTGCGTTGACAGCCGTTCCCCGTCGACTTGGTCGTGGCGGTGCGTTGAAGCTGAACGACATCTTCTGGACGGCGTTCCTCGACAACTCTACTTTCTTCGTGTCGACAAACAGCAACCACAACGAGGCCGTTGCTAACATGACGATCGCTGGTCTGGTGGCAACGGAAACGATCTTCCTCGACCAGACCGACCCAGACAGCAAGCCGCTCGGTGTGCAGCCGAAGATTTTGCTTGTGCCCACGCCACTCAAGGCCGCTGCGTTGTCGCTGATGGCTTGCGAGCGGATCATTGATGGCACTGCGACCGCGACGCAGGGTGACGCGAATATCTATCGCGGCCGGTTCCGCGTCGAAAGCTCGCCGTACATGAGCAACTCGTCTTATACCGGCTACTCGGCGTTGGCGTGGTACATGTTGGCCGACCCGGCCGAGTTGCCTGTCATCGAGATTGTGGCACTGAACGGCAACGTGATGCCGGTGGTCGAGACAGCCGACGCCGACTTCAACGCGCTCGGCATCCAGATGCGTGGTTATTCGGACGTTGGTGTCGCGCAGCAAGAGTACCGCGGCGGCGTTCGTGCCGACGGTGGCGATTCCTGATAGGAGGTGACCCGTGAAAGTGACAATCCTTCGCAATCCAGGCGAGTCCTGGAACTGTGAACTGACCGAAGGCCAAACCGGGACGGTCGACGATCCGCTCGGCAAGCAACTCGTGGCCGCTGGTATCGCGATTGAAATCGTAGAGCCGAAGCCCAAGGCCGAAGCCATCAAGGCCGTTCCGTCAGCCTCTGCTATAGCCGAGGAGAAACCGCCGGCGATTCAAGCCGACAAGACGGAAATCCCGGAAGAGGAACCGCCACACGCGAAAGCCGAACGTGACTTGTCGGCTTACGTGGCCAGGCAAAAGCGCAAACCCAAAACTGACAAGGAATTCAAATCATGACTGCTGAAGCTGTATATCTGAATCCGGGCGTGTCGGTCGACTACACGCCGACAACCGCCGTGACTGCTGGCGAAGTTCGGCAACTGCCTGACGGACGTGCGGCGTTTGCTCCGACCGCAATTGCCGCGGCCGAAAAAGGTGCCGTAACCGTGAGCGGCGTTGTCGAGGTGCTCAAGACCGCAACGATGGTGATGCTCAAGGGCTCGCGAGTCTTCTGGGACGCCAGCGCCAACAAGGCCCACCTGTTGCAGGTCGGGGCCACTACTGATTTCTACCTCGGCATCGTGCAGGAGACTGCCGCCTCGGCCGGTACGACGGTCAAGGTCGACATCAACGCCAACCCGAAGTACACGATCGACCTGGGCGATGGATTCTGGAGCGTGCCGGTGTCCACTGCCGGAAACAACACCCAGGTCATCGGCCACAAGGAAGGCGTGACATTCATCGTCGATGCGACGAGCGAGGCGCAGAAACACGATGCGTTGAGTACTCTCAGCATCCCGGTCGCTACGCCGTGTCTGCTCGAATCCGAGATCTGCGTCAACCTGGCATTGTCGACCTCGGATGTGGACCTGAATGTCGGACTGGCGAACGCCACCCATGCTACGGATGCGGACTCGATCACTGAATCGATCTTCATTCACATCGACGGCGGTGATCTAAACATCAACGCTGAATCCGACGACAATTCGACTGAGGTTGCGGCAACAGACACCACCAAAGATCACGCGGTCGGAACGCCGTTCCTGGCTCAATGGGATCTCTCGGACTGGGAAGACCCGCAACTTTACATCAACGGCGTCAACGTGCTGCCTGCGTCCGTGTTCGACATCTCTGACGCAACCGGGCCGCTGAAGCTGCTTGCTCACATTGAAAAAACATCTGGCACCGCAGTCGGAAATGTCACAATTCGGCGTCTCGGCGTTCGGACATACACGGAGGCGTAATCCATGCCGTCGGTTTTCGCCACGCGATTTTTCGACGTCGCCTCGCCAAGACTGAGAGATCATTTTGGCGAGGCGGTGTCGTTGGTTCGTGGAGCCGTCGAGACAACCGGTGTCACGGCAGTGGTGACAACACACGAGTATCAGGGCGACGGCCAAGACGGTTTTGTCACCACGTTTGTGTTCACAGATTTCGTTTTCGACGTGGCCGATTACGTGTTTAGCTCTGTCGTTGTAGCGCCAAGGAAAGGTGACCACATCAAACGAACAGTCGACGGCACGACTTACACGTATGAGGTCTTACCGGTCCCGAGTGGCCGGGTTTGCGAATGGTCCGACAAGTCTGTCGGCCAGTGGCGAGTACACGCAAAGTTCATTGATTCATGAGCAGCAGCGAAGGTGGAAAAGTTGCAGACGCGTTGATGGCGGACATCAACAACGGGACGTTTTCGCAAACGTTCACGGCTGCTATTGGATACGGGCTGCGGCTGAAGCTCGAAGACGCGGACACGTTACGCGTCGACATCGCCCCGGTGATGACGACGGCAGAATGACAGGACCGCGGAGCCATTAAATGGGGAAACACGATCGACATTGGAATCCGGTATCGGTTCGGAACAACCGACCAGGTGACAACCACCGGAGAGATCAAGAACGCGTCAGTAGACACCTTCCGATATTTGCTCGAGGAGCTTTGTGCGTGGTGTTTTTCCAACGCCAGGCTGACGACCTACACCAATGCTGTGATGCCCGACGATGTGGAAGTACGAGCGGATGTTGTGCAGAAGCATCTCGACGAGTGGAATCAATTTACCGGTATCGTGCGTGTGATGTATCAGACGGAGACGAACATCGCATGATCAGTTCCCAAACCAAACTTGACATAGCCAAAACACGGACACTGGAACGTCTGGCGGAGAAGGGCGTGTTTCGGTCGCTTGGTAACGCGGCGGCGGCGATTCGCCAGACGATGCGGTTCCTGCCTACCATATCGAAGAAACCATCAGCGAAAGGTGAACCGGTCCATACCCGCAAAGGCTTGGCCAAACGCAAAGACGCTGTCTTGTTCGCCGTCGACCGAAACGCTGATGATGCGGTAATTGGATTCACACACTCGGTCATGGGTGCGTCGATGTCGGCACATGAGCATGGTGGGATCTATCTCGGAGCCGACTTTCCGGCCAGGCCGACAGCCGCTCCCGCGCTGGACGTCAACTTAGTTCGATTTGCCGACGAGTTCAAAGGCTCGATCGGAGAGTAAAAAGAAAAGGAGATACGGCCATGTCGAAAGAAACAAAGATGGGATTTGAGGGAGTGCTGTGGTACGGAGCGGCCGGCTCGACGGCTACAACGACGCAACTCGTTAATGCCCGAGACATAACCTTTCCTCGCATGTCCGAAAAGGGTGACACGACCGTCCGAGGCGATGGTAGCGGACCGGTCGTGAACAGTTCTCGTGTCACGGCGATCGATTTTTCGATTACGTTTTTGATGCTCATCAAGTCGGACGACACTGCACTTGAAGCACTGCGAGTCGCCGAGGCGGCCGGAACACCTGTTGCGTTGCGTGGTCTTGATTTCGCCGCTGGTAAGGGGCCTAACATGGACTTCATACTCGAAGCCAGCCAGGGGATGCCCTACAAGGGCGAGGCCACAATTGAGTTTACTGCCACTCCGACGGATGAGTCAGGCCGCGATCCCGCGGTGGCTCTCCTGTATTGCTGATCACTCAGTCGGGTTGCCGACAGATAAGGAGATATGCACATGTCAAAGGGCACAATCCAGATTGTCGCTCAAGTTGGTAGCATATCGATCAACAAGACGATCACGAAGACGGCGGATCATCCCAATCCGTACGGGCCGGTTACCCTGCCTGCCGGGAAGGCGGCTAGCTCGTGGGTTCGCACCGATGCCGACACCGCGGCTTGCAATCTTGCTACTGGCCACGGATATGAATCAGGGAAGATGGATTTCTTCTGGACGACAGACGGCGTTGCACAATGCCGCTATGACGTCGACGTAACGGTTTCCACGAATGCACTGACCATCGACGGCGGCACCGGGGACGAATTCCCAGCATCTTCCGTGACAGACGTAATTGTCACGACGCCAGTGCAGATCAATACGGCGATCGATTGTGACGCTACGGAGATGCTCGTGCTCTGTTCGAGCGTTGCCGCCAGCGTGTATTTTGAGGATGCCGACGGCGATGCTATCGCCCAGTTCGATCTCGTTGCCGATGAGCCCTACGTCTGGCATAACACGACCGCAATTACCAATCCTATCACCGGAGATCCGATAGTTGTTTGCTTTGTCAGCAATGGCACGGCAGCGGCCGGCACGGTGACGATTCTTGCCCTTGATGATTCAACACCATGAGAAGATTCACCGACAATAGCGGTCAAGCGTGGGACATTGCCTTGACGATTGGCGATGTTCGACGCATTCAGTCGGCTACCGGCATCAACCTGCTCGAGCCGGCCTTGGGCGAAGATGGAAAGCCGGCTGGAAACGGAACGCTCCCCTTGGCGCTCGTGCTGCAAAACGATCTCCTGCGGTTTTATGACATCTTGCAGGCGTTACTTGAACGCGATGCGGACATGAAGAACATCGACGCCGAACAGTTCGGGAAGCGGCTAGCTGGTTCCTGTCTGATCGATGCTCACGTCGCCTTCTTTGATGAGTGGCACGATTTTTTCCTGCAAATCCGCCGAAAGGCGATGGCGGACATTGTGGGGAAAACGGGGGAACTGACTCGGGCAGTCTACGACCTGGCGGAGAAAAGGACGAGTCGCCTGGATGTGACGCAGGCGATCAAGGAGATCGAGACGCAGATAGCTGCGATGGATGGAGTCTCGTCTGGTATCTCGCCGGACTCGTCCGAATAGATCCGATGCCGTTTACGCTCCGGGAGATATGTCGCATGGCGGAGGCTCAGCGGGACGTGATCAAAAATTACGCTGATATCATTTCAGCGGGATTCGGCATATCGTCTGACAATGGGACATCCTCGGACGTGATGCCGTATAGCCCAGCAGTAATGGAAGCGATGGCCAACAGCGGCAAGGATATAAAACATCATGGCAGGTAGACGTGATATCGAAGCCGGCAGAGCGTTCGTCACGCTGTACGTCAAGAATTCGGCGTTTCTGAAGTCCGTCAAAAACATCAGTAAGTCGTTGCGATCCGTTGGTGACGACTTTATCAAGTTGGGGCGAACGGCAACCATGGCAGGAGCTGCAATGGTTGCCGCATTTACGTTAGCCACTCGCACGTTTGTGTCATTTGATGACGAGATGCGAAAAGTGAGGGCCTTTTCTCAAGCGACCGGAGAACAGTTTGAGAAATTGACGAAGCTAGCCAAAGAACTTGGTCGAACCATATCGTACACCGCAATCCAAGTCGCCGAAGGTATGGCGAATCTCAGCCGGAGCGGGTTCAAGCCGCATGAAACCGAAGCTGCTATCTCGACGATTCTGAGTCTTGCGAAGGCCACCGGGACAGATTTAGCCGAGGCCGCTGGGATCGCTTCCGGCACGCTTAGGGCGTTCGAGATGGACGCGTCGAAATCATCCCACGTGGCTGATGTTCTAACAGCGGCCGCCAACAATTCGGCTCAAACGTTGACCGATCTTGGCGAATCGATGATGTATGCTGCACCAATTGCTCAAGACTATGGCATGACTCTTGAGGACACGGCTAAAGCGATCGGTATGATGGCGAACTATCAGATCAAAGGCACGATGGCCGGTACTGCCTTGAAAAAGATGATGGCCAGTCTTGCCGATCCTGCTCTTCGTCAGCAACTTGACAAAATGGGCATCTCCACTGCCAGTTTTGGCGATACGATGACTGGACTTGGCGTTGCGATGGCGACGATGTCGGGCGTTGAGCGAATCGACATGATGCAGAAAATGTTTGGGCTGCGTGCGTTCGGCGGTGCATTGAAGTTGACCAAGGGCGGCTTTGAAGAACTGGGGACGGCAATCGACAATGCCGGCGGTGTTGCTGACAAAACGGCGGCCGAAATGGAAGGTGGAATCGGTGGTGCGTTGCGTCGTGTCAAGTCGGCGTTTGAGGGAATTCAGATTGCGATCGGGGACGCAATCGATGTTGGGCTGTCCAGGTGGTCGGACGCTATTGCCGCTGTATCGGTCAAGATCGCAACGTTTATTGATGATCATCATGATTTGGTCGTTCAAATTGGATATGCTTCGCTGGCTGTCACTGGTTTCGGTGCAACGTTGTTGGCTGTAGGATTTGGTCTTGTTGGCGTTTCCGCAACGATTACTTCGGTCATTACCGTGTTTTCTGCATTGTCGGCACTGATCGCGACTGTTCTTTCCCCTGCGTTTTTGATTGGTGCCGGGGCAATCGCTGCTGTTTCGTATGCGGCATACGAATTGTACAAAGGCGGATATCTCGACGCGTGGATCAAGTCGGTATCGGATGCACTCAGCGGGATATCGGCCGAGTTCACAGTCGCGTGGAAAGGGATCTCTGATGCGATTGCCTCCGGAGACCTCGGGCTCGCTATGGAGATTGCCGTCCAGATGATCCGCGTGCAATGGCTGAAGGCCGTGTCGTGGCTGACTGAGATTTGGCAGGGATTCGAGGTGAAATGGTCGGACATGACGACGAAGATGGCGTCCATTTTCATTGACGCGACGGCCATGGTCCGCAAAACGTGGTCGCAAATGTTAGGTGCCATGACGAAGGCGTGGGATAGTTGGAAGACTTCGTCATTTACCGACAACGTTGGGTTGATGTTTGCGGATATCGCGGCCGGGTTGACTGGGCAAGATCCGGCGGAAGTTCGCAGAGCATTCAATGAGGACATGGCCAGGGCTCGCAATACTCAGCCCGATCGCACCGGCGCGATTGACGCGGCTACTGCCGCCGAGCAAGCGAAGATCGAGGCATCGAGGCTGGAACAACAAGCTGCACTCAAAGACGACAAGTCGCGTGCCGACATGGCTCGCAAAGGTGAAATCTCCAAAGCCGAAGAGGCCGTCGAGAAGGCACGCCGAGAGCTTCTGCACCTCGGCAAGCAAGCAGCATACCAAAAGTGGGCAACAGGAACGGAAGGCGGGCCGGGGAAGCCGGGTGAGCTTTCTCCGCTACCTAAGCCGGGCGAACTTGCCGTCCCGAACTTCGGGGCGAGCCAGGCCGGGAAAGTGCTGGGGACGTTCTCGAGCGCCGCCGCATTGGCTATGAGCGGTGGAGGCCAAAGTGCTCAAGAGCGGAGTGCGAAGAGCTTGGAGCGGTTTGAAAAACTTCAATCTCAACAAGCAAAGGCGACTCAGGATCTGGCAAACGAGTCCGAGAAACAAACGACCGCGATCGAACGCGGCTTTTCATTCGGATACTAAGAACAGGAATCATAACAATGGCATACGTTTTCAATGTTTCCTCGGGGATGGCTAACATCGCCGATCTGACGGTAGGAACCCTTCGCGGGTGCGTTGGCATAATCACAAACGCGATGATCGACGCGGCCGCTGCAATCTCATCTAGCAAACTCGTCAACCGCCACGTCTGTGTCTATCAGCAGCAGGACGGAGCGGCCGTAGCAGACACAACCGGCGATGGCGTGCCGATCTACGTCTGCGACAAAACCAACGGAGCGACCGTCAAAAAGGTGACGGCACTCTGCCAGGATGTGGGGTCTGGTGGGGCCCCGGCCTACAACATCGAGATCGACGTCCAGAAGTACGACATTTCCGGGACGGCACTCGCGAGCGTGTTGACGGCCGCATTCGACATCACGGAGTCCGAGTCTGACTATGAGATGGTAAATGGCACACTCGACTCTGCCGAGGTCGCACTGGATGCCGGCGATTCGCTGGTTGTCTCGATCACGTATACCGGAGCGAGCGGCACCGACATGCAAGGCGTGATTGTGCAAGTGGAAGTGGACGAGGAGGGTTCCTGATGTCGTTTCGTTTTGATGAGCGGGCGGGGTCTGGTGATTTCACCTCGGACCCGGCAACGTGTCTGCTAAAGTTCGTGGCTGGTCGATCGAACGACGAGGCATACATCGAGACATACACACTCTCGTCAACAAGCTACGTCTACCGCGGTCTGTATCGGCAGGA